AGTTACTTTTTTATAAGACTTACTAGACTTTACATTCTTTTTTGCTTTATCTTTAATGGGGTCTTTATCTATAACTTTTTTATAGCCAGATGGCTTTTCATCATCTGCACCAAAAATGCTAGTAACAGCAGCACCAATTTTTTCAAGCTGCTCTGTGGCACTCTTTCTGCCAGTTTTCTTAAACAGATTTTCATTGCCCATTTTATTTCCCTTTATTTTGACATTTGCCTACTGCAGAGCAATTTGCCGGAGTAGGGCATTTAGGACATGGTTTGAACTTTTTCATTTAAACTCTCCATGATGCATAGCATGAGCAAGTTTTGTACTACGTAATTTTACCTGAATTGCCCACCTGCTGTCAAGCATTTCTTTTGCAGCATTACGAAAATCTTGTTCGTGTATTGCATTCCACATCTTTTTAAACTTACATAAACGTGGCACACCCATATTAAATGCCATGTCTACTAGCACAAGTTGACGTACAGAGTCTAATTCTGCCACGCAAGGGTGCGCTTTAAGCAGTTCATCCTCTACAATCTGTACGTCATTCTCTAACAGATAAGCAGCATCTGCCTCTGTAATTCCATGTTCGTACACAGTGTCAATATTAGGTATGTCCAAAGCCTTTAGTTCTTCTTTGGTAATACCTCTGTCTTGCAAGTTTCTACCTACACCAATAGTGTCAATGCCCAAGCTATCTTGATATACTTCAAGACGCAGACCTTCATGCTCTATCAGCTTCTTTAGCAAATGTGTACGTGTGTATTTCATTTCTCATGTCCTAGCCACACAGCAAAAGCACCAGTCATTGCGCCTGTAACAGTAGCAGTTAAAGCTGTTGCTTGAGATGTCATAGCTTCAGATGAAAGACCCATGAACCAGTATAACACTTCTATGTACATAAAGGTCATTACTGCCATCATAACACGAGGCAGCAGTTTCCATTTTAGTACTCGTTCCATTACAAAAGTCATTTAGTTAGCTTCTTATACTTTTCAAAGCTGCGCATACCACCCAAGCCTAACATGCCAAGTAAGATTGTCATCAAGCTGTCCATGTCAAATGCTGGATAAGTTACTGGCTCAAAACCAAGATAGGCTGTAGCTACATCAGCTGACGGAAATAAAATAAAATGAGCAAATAATGCAATTCCGCATGTCCACCCAATAAAAGGTCGCCAACCTGCTACAAATATACTACGTGACTTAGCTTCTTCTGCATTGATAGCCAGCTGACCTTTAGCCAACTCCTGTGCATGGCGTTCAGCCATTGTAGCAATTTCATGTGCCAGCTTATTCTTTTGGTCTTTGTCCTCAACGAACTTGCCAATCAGTTCAGTCGCTGGACCTATCAGTGCTTGTAACATCTTTACATACCTCGTCTAAACTTGGCTGTTTTCTTTTGTATCGCTTTAGGCTGTCTGACGAACTGCTGACCAGCACGAGTTCCTGCTCGTTTAGCACGAGAGGTAGCTTGGTACTCCGCTGACGATAACGACTTGATAGCCGCAGCAGGTAAGTACCGTTCTCCTGTTTCTCCAGACGGCTTGCCACTCTTGGTTCTCCAGTCTTGCCTAGTCCAAGCCTTTAGACTTTTCTGTGGTCCTTTTAACGCCATATCTAAGTTATACCACCTTTATATCTGTTTGTCAAGCTAAAAAGCTACATAAGCTATCCAAAGCATTATACCAGCAAATAAAGTAATACAGGTTATTATCATACCCCATGTAACTATTTCTTCTATTTGCTCTCTACGTAATCGTTCTTCTTCCTGCCTTTGTTTTCTTAGCTGACCCTGTATTCTTATTATCTGTGACCACGCTGATGGTCCATAGGTCATGTTTACAAAGTTACGTAACTCTTCTTCCATTTGCTCTGCCTTCTTCTTGGCTGCAAATGTTTCTAGTGCCTCTTCTTCTACAGAACCAAACCTGCGTCCTTTAGCTTTCTCATGACCTTTCTTAACATCATGGATAGCGTTCATCCAACGGCCTAAATCACCAGCCATTGATTCAATATCTTTGCCTATCTGCAAACCTTTTTTGATGGCTTCATATGCCATCTTTGCAGAGGCAATGGCTGTGATGGGGTCTACCATTGCTTACTCCACGATGTTGACTACGAAATACTTTCCTTCTTTGTTTTTGTCCAACTCTACCTTGCGCATCTCGCAAGCATACCTAGTGCTTTTAAGATGCTCACCTACATTGCGTTCTATCTTACGTTTCGTGGATAAGCAATCAGCTATATTATCATAGCCTTTATATTCCATTATATCCCCCGACACATACAGGAGCAATACCATTACTGTTTCAATCATTTGCTATCTTCCTGTGTGTCATTTCCATCTGAGCATCTTTTAGTTTTTCAATCTGCTCTTCAAGGTTAGCTATACGCTTTTCGTAAAACTCCAGTGTTAGTTTTTGCTGTTGGTCATAAGGCGCACGGCCTTCTTCTATTTCTGTTGCCAGCTTTTCTAATTCACCAGCTATATGTTCAATCAACATAAACTGTTCATTGTCTGCTGGTAAGCTGCCCATTTCACCACGAGGCCACTTAATACGAAAGTCAGTGTTTTGTGTTACATCAGACTGCATCATCGTGTAGTTAGTTTGCAGCGTAGTAATCTTTTCAGTTAAACCAAAATATGCCCATGTAGCTACAGATGTAGCAATAACCATTGAGATAATATTTCTCAACGGCATTTGAAGTTCAGTATTTTCGCTTAACTTAGCTGGCATTAGCTTTTATAACCGCCACCAGCCTTTTTGTACTCAAGGGCAAGAAGCTGGGCTTTCCTTGCTGACCACTGACCAGCCTTACCGCCACGTGTTCCAGCTTTAATCTTTTCAAATAATCTTTTTCTTAAGGCTGGCTTAGTGTAGTTGCCAGCTTCATTAACTCTACTTTTGCTCTTCGCTTTAGACTTCGCCTGTTTGCCAGCTTTTCCAACTGACCCACCTGCCTTGAGTTTTTGGCCTTGCGCCACCCCTTTAATTGTTCCTTTGTTGGCACTTGCGTAGAAGATTTGTTCACCCTTTTTCTCCCCATACTTCTTTGTCATGGCAGATTTAATCTTAGAGCCTTTAGTTGTAAGGGGCATCTCCTTCTCCTATGCACGTGCTGGGTCAAAGTATTCTTCAACAGATATTGTAACATCTAGTGTCATACCAGTTTCAATGTAAGCAACAATCTTGTCTTTTTGGTGTAACGTAAAAAAGTTACCGCTAACTACATCATGAGTAGTGTTAGCAGCCATAGCCAAGCCATTGGCAATATAATGGTAGCTAGTATCGTCATTATGATAAAACTGTACATATGCTTTCTTATTGTTAGCTGTACCATTACTTAGGTGCAAGAAACGTACAATAGCACTATGATTGTCAGGCACTGTGTATATGACATCTGCACTAGAACCAGAAGAGGTACTGGTAATGGTAGCACCTTCTGTGGTAAATTTAGATTTGCTTAAATCTGGCATTAGTCATTCCAGTCTAATACTTGCTTGTGCTTCTTCCAGAACCAGTTGCCAATACGGGTAAAGGGTCTGCCCATATAAAGCAAACCCCAACCCAGATACTTAACAATATTTCTACGCATACGGATTACGTTTTTTCGCATTTCGTGTACGTGCGAATGAACGATTTGTACTAGCCTTTTGCGTAGTAAGGTTACTGCGTCTGTTATCTTTTGCATTACCATTCCTATGTGCTACATCCTTACCTGCTACATTTACACCAGCCCTTTTAAGTGCGGCACGAGCAGCGTTTCTACTAGCCCTGTTCTTTTTTTGAGCAGGTTTACTGTGGTAGTTAGCATACTCTTTTTTGTAGTTACGGTTAACTGCCATTACTTCTTTTTGGCGTAGCCACCCTTCATCATTTTCTTTTTAGTTGATGCTCCACCTTTATACATTTTCTTTTTAGCAGCACCGCCACGTGCCATTTTCTTTTTAGCTACAGCACCGCCCTTTGAAAAACCAATATCTGCAATATAAGTTCGCACACCGTCAACATTTTCTGCTTTGAGTGCCTTAAACTCTTCCTCGCCATACATATCTTTAATTCTAGGGCCGTAAATTTTCAGTAAGTCAGCTTTACTTACGTTTTTTACTTTATCCCAATGTTTACCTTCACGATAATCGCCAGCCATTTTACTTATCCTTACTTTTTACTATGCACAGAGCCGCCACAAGAATACATATGCTTCTTGCCATTAGCCATGCCACCATATTTCATCTCAGGTTTCTTACCCTTTTTGACTTCAGCCATGCCTACACCAATAGAAATGACAGGCACTTTCTTTTTGGCATCACCGCCTTTGCTCATTAGAACGTCATCACCTTTTTCACGTCTACCACCAGACACATTTGCAGGTGGCGGTGTATCTTCACCACGCTTCTTTAACTCAGCAATAGCTTTGTTTACATCTGCACGTGATGCACCACTACCTTTATTGAGCAGTGCTTTTAGTGCTGCAGTAGACTGGTCAGCCGCTTTAAACTTAGGGCGAGACTTTGGCCCTGTCACTTTATCTGCCATATTAGTATTTTCCTTTACGAGACTTTGGTGATGATTTAGTTGAGCCACCCGGCCCTTTCCACAGATGACGACACGCCCAATAACGTGCAGTCAATTTGTCATTCGCTGTGTCGCAGTTGTGTCTCGCACGGAATGACTTACGTGCAGCAGCACTATAGTTGTGACCATAGCCTGTTGCACCGAAATGAATTAGTCTTACTTTGTCACCGTCTTTTGCAAGCACCATCATCTTCTTACCTTCACGGTTAGATTTGATAGGCTTGTTATAGCCGGGAAACTTTGTACCACGATATTCAATTGTCATGTCTTATCGCCTTTAACGCATTTATAGCTGTACGTTTGGGGTACAGCAAATACTACATCTAACTTTCTGGATAATTCTACTGCACGTTCTATGCACTGTTTCTCTGTGGCATATGGCCCGTGAGTGTCACGCAGTTCTGTACATACTTCTGGATGGAATAGTGAACATGCTAATATGTACGTCATAAACATTATTCGTTTGGCTCTTTCCAGCCTTCAGCCCTCATTGCGTCTTCTACGTGCTTCAATGAGAATGACCTGCCGTAGTGTGCCTCAACTGCCTGACGCACATAGAATACATCACTGTGAGGGATATGTAAGCGGTCTAATGAATTAGTACGTATGGCTTCATAGAAAGCGTCAAGAACATTATCTGTGTATAGTTTTACTGATTTTTTAGCTTTTGTCAAGGGAAAACTTTCATAACACGAATAATAACACATAGGGATTACTTATAAGGGTACACTTATAGTGTTATAGTTAAGTGTACTTATAAAGAAAATATTAATACATTTAAATGTATAGTTAAGTGTTATTATAAATTTAACTAATAAGCATTTAAGTGTAACACTATTAGTGTGTTTTAGTTATACTATAATTATACCAGATTATGTCAACACTGTCAACCCCTAAAATTTAATGCCCTACCAAAAATATTATCAGTCCATATGAATTGCACAAAAAATAGGCACTTTGTGTGTAACTGCACAAATACTAGGCAATATATTTATTGTCAGTTGCTCCTGTGGTTAACAGTGAATTTACCTAATCTGTGTATTTCTATGTATACATAACGCCACCACCCCCACCTGCCTCCTGCCCGGCCACCCTGACTGCGTGGGTGCGCATCTGCATAATGCCTCCAGATAGCGTGTAGTCAGAGGCACTTAGCCACCAGATGTTGTGTCTCTGCATCTAAGGATGCAATAGATGTGCTGTCACCGTCAGTTGGAACAACTGTTATGGTATCAGTTGCCATACTGAAAGTATGATGTGAGGGGTTGGATTCTGAAACTGTCACTGCGTTGCAGTGCCGATGCACAAACCATACCCCACTTTCAGTGAGCCAAGTCCAATGTTGGACTATCCCCTGTAACAG